GTATTTATTTTCTTGATTGCTTTTAGTTCTGAACTGCGATCCTGATCTAGTTTTACTTTTACCCTTCTTGCTTTTAGTTCTGGTTACACTATAGTTAGTAGATTTAGTAGATACTTTAGTTTTAGCAGCCACTCTTTTTGCATCTTTTTCTTTTTGAGCTTTTGTTCTAGTATCTGGAAGAACGACCTCTTTACCTCTAGAGCGTCTAGCTTGTCTACGTGTTACTTTACCACGAGTGACTTTAGTTTTAGGTTTTTTCTTTGTAGGCATCTTACAAAGATATTAAATTTATTTATAAGACTACAACCACATCTCTCTCTTGAATAATAGTCATCGACTCATTATCTAAAAGCATAGAGTGTCCAGCATTTTTGTCGTAGTATATAACATCACCAGCTTTTATAACCGTTACATCACTGCCAGGTTTTATTACTGATCCTTTTTTATATCTAAAGTCTTGAGCTTCTTTTGAAGATAACAGTAATCCTGAATCAGTTTTTATTTCTTCTTCTATAGGTTTTACTGCTATATATTTTCCTATTGGTTGCATTAGTCGTTATATTCTAATTGTTTCGGAGTTCTGTTGTAAGTTATATTAGGGTAGTTGTCTTTTCCAATATTCCATTTTGTAATAACTTGACCTTCTAAGTCTATCACAGTATATCCTTGTGTAGCTAATAAATGAATAGCATCATGAATTTTTTTTACTTCTAATCTATATGAATCGAAGATTTGATTGTTAATCGGGTGCATAATATTAAATTTAATGTTTAAATACAGCGTATACTTTTACGCTTCTTTTTTTGCTCATTGGTATGGAGCGTATTAATTTTTTAGTTTCTTTTACTTCCTCTTCTTTTACAGGATAGTATTTAGGGTTCTTTGAATTAAGCTTCCTTTTCTTCATTTAATCTTTTATGTGTAATAATAGCGTTAGTACTTAATATAGTTGTTGCTACAGATACTGCATTAATCAAAGCATTCTTTGTAACCTTTAATGGGTCAATAACTCCTAGCTGGAACATATCTCCAAACTTTTCATTCTTTACATCATATCCAAACGCAAAGTCTGAGCTTACAAGTTTATCAGCTATAGACTCTATATTGATTCCTGCATTATCAAGTATATGATTAAATGGTGCGCTAAGAGCTGTAGCCATTATAAGTTCAGCTGTAGCCTTATCCTTATCTCCTGTTGCATATACAAGGGGAGTTAATTTACGTAAAGCTATTCCTCCGCCTGGCAAGATGCCTTCTTGCAAGGCACTGCGCACAGCGCACACCGAGTCATCGACTCGGTCAAATTTTTCTTTTTGCTCTACATCACTGTTACCACCTACATAAATACAACCAATAGAACCTGCTAAACTAGCAATACGTTCATTGATAAACTTTCTATCTCCTAAATGTGTAGTGTTTTCTTGTTGTACTTTAAGCTGACTGATTCTTTCTTTAATCTCTTCAGTCATGTCTTGGTTTTTAATTAAGACAGTACTTTCTTTTCCTACAATAATTTTATCTGCATAACCTAAATCTGAAAACTGCATCAGTGATAAATCATCACCTGTCTTTTCAGAAAAGTATTTTGCACCAACTGATAAAGCAATATCCTGCATCAGCTCGTGGGTTTTATATCCAAATGATGGAGGCATGATATTACAGAACTTTAAACCATTACGAACTACATTGGCAGCAAGTGTGTTTACAACATTAGTATTACACTCAGCTATAATTAAAAGTTTATCGCCTTTATTAATTATTGGTTTTAATATATTCTCGATTTGCAATACATTAGTAATCTCCTGATCACAAACTAAAATCCTAACTCCTTCTAATATACACTCATCTTTCTTTTGATTATTAATAAAGAGTGGTGAAGTATAACCTCTATCTACTTTAATACCGTTAGTAACCTCAGCATATGTTTCAGCTGTCATAGATTTTTCTACAGTTACTATTCCGTCTGCACCTACTTTCTTATATGCATCAGCTATAATCTTTCCTAACTCTTTATCATTGTTTGCAGAGATTGAAGCAACTGCATCTAATTTAGATTTAGTTACTTTCTTGGTTTTCATTTTCAACTTAAGAATAGTTTCGCTACATATTCTATTAATATGTTTTAAAACTTCAGTTATATTATTTTCAGATGTTATGTGTTCTTGACCAGCTTTTACTAAAGCTTCAGTTAAAACAATAGCGGTAGTTGTACCATCACCAGCCGAAGTAGCAGTACGACTCGCAGCTTCCTGCATCATTTGTATTGCTAAGTTTTCAACTGGATCAAGTAAAGCAACTGACCTTGCGACTGTAACCCCGTCTTTAGTTACCGTTATTCCGTTAGTATGTTGTGGTGATTCTATTAGTACTGTTCTACCTCGTGGGCCTAATGTACTCTTAACTGCTTTAGAGATTGCAGTGATTCCGTTTATAAGTTTTTGTCTACCGTCTTGACCGAAGTCTAGGTTTTTAGGAATGTATCCCGAGTCTGTTTGCATATTTAAATGTATTTGATTTTATACAAATATAAAACTTTTATTGAATTCTAATATGTTGATATGTTGATTTTTTATAAATATTTTATCAGTCTTAGTAAAAGAGCTTGCTATATATTTTTTTTAAATTATTTTTTTATATATAATTTTTAACATATTAACATAAATAGTATTTAAATATATTATTTTCAATAACTTAAGTAAAATTAAAATTAACATAAAATCAACATAGTATGTTAAAAAAGAAAAGAGTACCTGAATAGATACTCTTCTCACTACTAATCAAAACACACAAATGGGAAACTTAAAATTCTAGTTGTCTAAAGTTCTTTTTATTTTCTGCAAGTTCAATAGCTTCTGCTATCTGATTTATTTTACGATCGTTTTTTACTGCACGCTTTAATCGTGCTGCCATAGCGATACCTGATTCGCCTGGTCGTCTCTCATTGATTAGTCTTCCGTTTTTTATAATTAGTCCATCCATAGTTTTTCTTTTTTGTAAAGGTAATAAAAAAATATTAGATATTTAGAGGTTGAGGGTTATATGTCGTCTCACGTTGCACCCCCTACAATCGAAAGTCATTTTTTTTTCGACTCGAATCTAGATTCTGAAAATTTTTTCTGCATTTTTTTGGGTTTTTTATTTTAGCCATCCCCCAAAATACCTGTCCCTCGTACACTTACATAGCTTACGTTTAACGAACTTTAATTTATAAAGTACCTTTGCACATCAATAGCAAAGGGATAGCACCTCTACGATACCTAATATTGCTAAACAATACATATTGCAATAGTGTTGCGTAACTTGTTGATAAAGAAAACGTTAAATGTGTGACAAATATGCAGAAGAGAGTAGACAAATTGTCAGTAAGTTATTATAGAATTATACTATATATATACTATATTTGCACTTGTTCTTTGACATACCGAGTATTACAGCATAAAAATCGTGGGCTACCTCGCATACCACTATAATCTCAAGATGAATGCAGTGCTTGTAATACTTGTTTTGATAGTCATTAATCACAAATACATATTATTATGAAAACTAATTATGAAGCTACTACAAATGCTAGTAACTGTATTATGAAATTTAATGTTTATGCTAACAATTATGAAGCATCTTTTCTTGAAAATGTATGGGGAGATGAGCCAACACTTTTATATCATTTGATAGATAAGTTTGAGGGCTTAGTATCCAAATACAAAAAAGAATATAGTGGAGAACTACCATTTAGATTTGGAACTGCTTGTTTCTATGAATTCTATATGATGCTCGACTCTGCTAATAAAGAAAAACTAAATAAATACATTATTAATCACAAATACATTTACTAATATGGAAAGCTATGAAATTGCTCTTGAAGACATCTCAAATGAGTTTGAGGTTGTGTTCATCTAAAGATTAATCTGATGAGTAAAGGTTTAAACACCTACGAAACTATCACTAAAATTACAACAGTGATAGTCATTAATCACAATTAAAATACTATCAAAATGAAAAAGTTAAATTTATCAGAGTACACCTCATTCACGGATTTTGTTGAAGAGTATCTACCATTAGAAATCACAACAGATGATTTTGCTGGACTAGATTATATGATTCATTCACAGGAAACTGCTGACTCTTATGATGTCTTTATTTTTACAGACAATGTACAGGGCAGAATCAATATACTTGATGATGTGTACTACTATGATGATAATCTAGTTGAAGCTGTCGTTGATGCTTTTATGCAAAACAGTTACGCATATAACTTTGAAGAAGATAATCGTATCTACATTGATGAAGACATTCTACAAATGATTTCAGAAAGATGGGATGATGATGAATATCTTAGAAGAGATATCTGCGACACGTGGAACATAGAATATGAAGATTAACTGATGAGAATTCAATATTCGAAACACCTCTAGTGATCAGAGGTGTCTTAATCAAAACTATCAAATTATGAATTACAACGAGTATTTTAAAATGTGTCAAGATTTAGTATCAAAGAATACAATCGGACACACTGCAAAACCATCTGCTATTTTAGAGAATATGCATAACACAATGAAAGATATGGCCGTTCCTAAATGCAGTAAAGGTTACACTAGAACAGATTCAAAAAACGCTTTAGAAGTTGTCAAATGGAATCTAGAGTTTCTTGCTAATATTGGCGAGGATTACTTTCACTTCCAGAATGCACAATTTACTGCAAAGACAATTAAAAAAGCACTTAACTTAATTAATAAAATTTAATATTATGAGAATCAAAACTAGTTGCAAAATCGACAGAGGCCTTTTATTACAACATTTTCCTCAACATAGTGAGGAGGATGTTAATGAGGCACTTAAAACTTCCAAAATAGAAATGCTTTTTGGAATCTTACAATGGACTGCTCTGACTGAAAATCTAAACAGAAAAATTGCTGATAATGATGAGTATATCGCTAATATCATTTTTGACAAAGAAGAGTTAGAAGAAAGGGTAAAAATATTGGAGAAAGATTTAAAGATACACGAAAAAGAATACAATAAGTTAGACAAAATTTATGGGTATGTTTGGCGTGATATCTTGACTGATGAACAAAGAGAAACTATAAGGAAGAAGTATTAATTTAAAATCACATTATGAAACAATTATTAAAAGACATCAAAGAAAATCCTGTAGAGTATATAATTAACGTTGTGTTTTTATTATTCTTATTCTTCATATTTTATGTGGGGATGTGGATATTCTATGTTGAGATTAGCTGATGAGGATTCAGTATCCGAAACACCACTTCATGAAGTGGTGTCCTAATCATAAAAACTATCAAATATGGGAACAAGAAGTTTAACACATTTCGAAAATGGTGGCAGAGGTTCTGCTACATTATTAACTATGTATAGACAGTATGATGGCTATCCTGAATCACACGGAGTAGAACTTGCAGAGATTCTGCAACAATACACGTTGACAAACGGAGTAAGTCACAATACTGAATCACGACACGCAAACGGAATCGAAGAGTTGACAGCTCTAGCTTTATGCGAGTTTAAACAACAAAATCCACGTGGTAATATTTATGTTCATACACCAAACTGTAAAGATGTTTGGGAAGAATATACATATTTTGTCTATGTAAATAGTGATAATATAATTCGTATTCAAATGCGAGATTACGATTATCAAATTAAATTTGATGATACAGTAGATGAATTTATTAAAACCTTTAAGAAATGAAAGAAGAAACATTTTACAGTGAATTCATAGCTTATGTACGTACAAATAATTACAGTGTGTATTGTAGAGCAATGGAATACGCAATAAGTAAATCTGATGAGGATTAAATATCCGAAACACCTACCTATGTAGGTGTCATTTACAAACCATATAAATACTATCAAATATGAAAACAAACACAGAAACACGTTGGACTGATTTAGCGAAGAAACATCTTGTCGGATGTAAGATTGTTAAAGTACAATATATGACAGAAGATGAAGTAGATGAAATGATGTGGTACAAATCTCCTTTATGTATGTTAATGGAAAACAAAGACGGAGAGTCATTTTGGCTATATCCATCTATGGATGATGAGGGTAATGATGGTGGTGCGTTGTTCACTACAATTAAAGGTTATGAAACAATACCAACATTATAATTATGAAAAGTTATAACTTACAATTCGATTGGGAACTGTCCGAAAATAATGTAGTAGAAGTATATTACGAATACTACGTTGAATCAGGAAGTTATGATTCCCCACCCATTGAGGAGATTACAATAGATAAAATGATTCTTAATGGAGATGATGTCACTGATGTCCTGTACAATTATGAAGAAGAGATTATTGATGCGATTATTATGGATGGCGAATACAATATAGAATCGCCATTGAACGCATCCTGATTTGTAGTGTGTGATTCTGCCTTACCTCAACACAGTAAAACGTGTTGGGGTTTTGGTGGTAGAAACCTATAACAAATAACAATTATGAAAAACAAGTTGACTCCTTTTCAAGAGGAACAAATGATTCATTTATGTAACAAAGTTTTGCAATACATTTATGAGCCTGAATTCACTGATTATAATGAAAGACATAGTGTCGAAGAAGAAGTGTTTTCGCAAGAGTATGAAGATGAACTAAATAAAACCGACCATATATTTAAATACATATATGCGTTAGAAAAAATAGTCGAGTCATACTAAACAGATTAACTGATGAGGATTGAATATCCGAAACACAAGAGGTGCAAATGACAAACCACGTTGGTAGATTATTACTCTTGTGTCTTAATCAAAACAAACAATTATGAAAATACTTGAACTATTTAGTGGCTCACGTAGTATAGGCAAAGTTGCCGAACAGCGTGGCCACGAGGTATTCTCTGTTGATAATGTAGCGTACCCTAACACAAATTGGGTGGGCGATATTATGGATTGGGACTATCGTATGAATGAAATCAATGTAGGAACATTAGATGAGTTGTGGATTCCTGATGTCCTTTGGGCATCTCCACCCTGTACTGACTTTTCAGTAGCCTGTATAGGTAGAAAGTGGGTTTCAGGAGAGAATTTTACACCACGTGATCCTGACATGATCGGGCTAAAAATCTTCGAGAAAACATTAGAAATCATTTCTAATTATCTTGATAAGAATCCCAACCTTTTATGGTACGTAGAAAATCCACGAGGTAAAATGAGAAAAGCACCTCATTGGACTGAACTAGAACATAGAAGAGAAACAGTTACCTATTGTCAATATGGCGACTCAAGAATGAAGCCTACAGATATTTGGACTAACGATATGGGCTGGACTCCACGTGCAATGTGTAAGAACGGAGACACGTGTCATACTCCAGCACCACGAGGAAGCCAAACAGGGACACAGGGACTGAAAGGTAATCACGAGAGAAGCAAGATACCATCAGAATTATGCGAAGTAATTCTAGTGTCTGCAGAAATAGAACACGAACTTAAATAACATTATATGAAAGTAAAAGATTATTTACCTCAAGTAAGAGCCAATAAAAATACTTATTACAATTTAGATAATAAGACAAAGCAAGATTTTAAAAATCTTTATAACTACTTAAAAACACATCAAGAGAAAGAAGTTTCTGATTGGTTTGTTTTTTATGCAAGTGTAAATGATTGGTTAAATAAAGAATATTTATTGGACTATGTAATTAAGTATAAAGCAATGGAGGTATTATCCTCTGAAATTAAACACTAATTAAAATGAAAGTAAAAGAACTAGTAAAAATGCTACAGGATTGTGAATTTCAGGATGCAGAGATTCTGCCTGTAGCAAACCTAACAAAAGAATGTATTCCTGACAGAGATGTTATCCTCGATTCTATAGAAGTGTGGGAGGATGGAGGTGACTCAAGCATCACCCTGTTTTTAGGAAGAGATTAATATTAAAAATTAAAATTATGAGAATAAAAACTGAACGCTATATGTCTACATATGGCTTTGTGTCAGCAAACAATTTAGAAAAAATTGCTGACTTACATTTTGGTAAGGGTTGGGAGGCTGAAGATGATGTCTCCCAAATCCAACAATTGTGCGACTTAATCGCACCTGACAAGTATGTTGTAAATTCTATCAATGGGTTGAAGTATGATGATGATATAGAAGTAAGAGAGATGGATAGTTTTATGAATACAGGACTGTACGAATGGTTGAATTACTTTGTTGACTTTGTACAGGAGTACGACAGAAATATTTATAACTCTGCGTGTAAGTATGCAGATAAAATGCAAGAAGATGAGTAAATATGAAGATAAAATGAAAGCAACATTCTATTCCTTTTTAGGTGTAGTAATAACATTCATATTGATAGTATTGAGTAAGTTGTTATAATTTGTTGTTTGTTCTGCGAGTAGCTCGGCACGTAAATGTGTCGGGCTTTTCGTGGTAGATAACGAAACTAAGTTTAATTTAAATTTATTATTATGCCTAATCACGTATTTTGCTCAATAGCAGTGAGCAACAAAGAAGATTACAAACTTCTTAAAAAAATTGTAAAACTAGAAAGAGGGTTGGCTGAATTTATCCTGCCAATGCCAGAGGAATTGTTTAACACTTCATCTCCGACTAGTATTATATCTGAGAAAGAGTATCTTGATCAAGAGAAAAACACAGATAAACACAGGTGGAACAGAGGAATAACTCTTGAAATGTCGAACAGTTGGAAAGCTAAATTTGGTGCTGATAATTGGTACGAGTGGGCTTTGAACAATTGGGGTACAAAATGGGGTTGTTACGAAAACTATCTTGATGAAGAAACACTAACCTATACCTTTACTACAGCTTGGAGTCCTCTTGATGATGATATACTTGATGCCTTTGCAAAACAAGTGGAAGGATTTTCTTATTTTTATGAGGAAGAAACAGGATGGGGTGGATTCAGAGAATATGAGGATGGAGATATTGTTGATAGTGGAGATTATGAAGAGCCTGAATGGGATAACTCAAAAGAATTTGCTATAAACGATAAGGGGGTTATTAAAGAAATGGAGGGAGTGTACAATCACGAAACCAAAGTAGTAGAGTATGAAGAGGGCTTTAAGTTTCTATGCGAAGTGTCTTACCTACGTAATGAACACACCAATGCTGATGATACCTATGAAGAGGGATGGTATGAGTGTTATAATTTGCACGAATACTACGGAAAAACTCTTAAAGAAGTTTTTGAATGGCACTGTCATAAAGATAGAAAAGGAAATCAACCTATAATATTCGGATAACTATGAATGAATTAGAAACTCTTATTTTAAAAGAAAAACTGAAAGACAAACCAAATTATGATTACATAAGATGGCTACAGCAATTGACACAAGAGCATTTTTCAATGCTTAAAAATAAGTCAAACAATAACTTGCGTATTCAAAAGTAATTATATAATTTTGCTATCAGTTTTCATAACGTAAATTTTGTTTAATAGAAAGATGGGGGGGGATTCGGTTAATATTGCCAATAACTTGTTCGGTTTAAGAAACCTTAATATTAAATGTTTTAGTGTCCCCCCGTTTTCTTTAGAACTAATCAATGCCAACACACCTTATTAAAGAATTATATCAGAAAAAATTGTTAGATCAGCATCACAAAAACGTGTTTGTTGATTTAGATAATTACTTTACTTATAGTGGAAAGGTAGAGTATAAAAAAAGATTTGTTCTCCCAAAACCTTACGCACCAAAAACTAAAGTTATAATCAGAAATGATATGTCTAAATATAAATTAAATATTAAAAAATGAATTGGGAATCAGATGATAGAGTTCCACATTATTATGTAGGAACTAATAAAAAAAGAAATTATCAAGCACGATATGTAGTAAGCGATTTTGATTGCACATATAATATCGGCACTGCTGTGACTTACTGCTTACGTAGTTCTAGAAAACACGAAACTCCTGTTGAGGATTTACGTAAAGCTATTGCACATTTAGAATTTGAAATAGAAAGATTAAAAGAAATTAAAGAATGAAGAAAGATATATTTAATAGCTATGCTACAGCTATATCCAAACAGTTTCATTTAAGTTTAGATGAGATGTTTGATAAAAGTAGAAAACAAGAAAAGGTAGATGCAAGACA